CATTTGAAAATAATCATTTTGGTAAATCTTTTAGTAACAAGATATATGCCTCATTAAGTGTAGATTACATCCAAGCATTAAAGGAAGATAGAATTACCCAAGAGTTCTTAGACGAAGCCAGAGGGGAGATGAGTGAGTTAGATTGGACTATATTCTATGAGTGTAAGTTTCCAAAGGGAGGAGCAGAGGATGGTCTTATTCCTAGAGATTGGATTATGAACGCTGTTAATCAAGAAGGATGTGGAGGAGAGCATAAACAAAGTGGATTAGACGTTGCTCGATTTGGAAGGGATAAGAGTGTTTATATATTCAGGAAAGGTGGAGAAGTAAAAAGAATAGAACAAATTGAGAAAATGGATACTATGGAAGTAGCAGGTTGGACTAATGGGATGCTTGAAGAAGATTTACCAGATGTTCATTGTACTGACATTATTGGTATTGGATCAGGAGTTCACGATAGATTAGAAGAAATACAAGATGAGGGAGAAGTAGAATGGAGTGAATGTGAGATTGTTCCTATCAATGTAGGAGAAGGAGCAACAGGTGTAGAAACCAAAAAGAAGTTTATGAATTTAAGAGCTGAACTTAATTGGCATTTAAGATCATTGTTTAAACCTGATAAGAATGGTCATAGTCAAATTAGCATACCTAACGATCCAGAGTTAATAAAAGAACTAGAGGAATTAAGATATAAATACAGTTCTGAAAGGAAAATTAAGATCGAAGCTAAAGAAGATATGAAAAAACGATTAGGAATATCCCCAGATAAAAGCGATGCTTTAGGTTTAGCTTTCTGGAATACTGAAATTGATGAACCTGATTTATTCATTGTAGATCAATAAACATTGTATTTACTACGAAATTAGTATTATAATTAGGTAATATATGGCAAAGAATAAATTAGAAAAACCACAATTAACATCGTCTTCAGTAATAACCTTACCTAAACCTCCTTTGCGTAACGCAGAAGAATACTTAAAAGCCTATACTGGATATGCCTATACAGCTATATCAGCTATTGCTCAAGAAGTAGCTTCAATGGATCTTAGTTTATATAAAGTTAAATATGTTAAAGGTAAAGCAGAAAGTAGTCAGGTTCTAGAACACGAAGCATTAAGCGTATTATCTTATGTTAATCCTCTAATTACCTTTTATGACTTAATAGAAGCAACTCAAATCTATTTAGAGCTAACTGGTGAATGTTTTTGGATAGTATTAAGAGAAGGAGATAAACCAAAAGAATTGTGGCCTGTTAGACCTGATTGGATGAAGATTGTTCCTAGTAAGACAGATGTTATTGACCATTATACTTACCATCCGGGTGGTGGAGTTGAAAAGGTAGTTATTCCTAAAGAGAATGTAATTCACTTTAAATATTTCCATCCATTAAATCCTTATCGAGGAAAGGGAAGTATCCAAGCGGCTGCCCTACCTTTAGATATTCATACCTTTGCCCAAGAATATAATCGTAACTTCTTCTTTAATAGTGCTATTCCAAGTTTAGTATTCTCTACAGATAAGAAATTAAGTGCGACAGTAATAAAGAAGTTTATGAATCAATGGCAAGCTAGTTATGGTGGAAGGGGTAAATCTAATAAGATTGCTTTCATGGGTAACGGTTTAAAGATGGATAAGGTAAATGCTAATGCTAATGAATTAGATTTCGCAGAACAATTAAGAATGATGAGGGATGATGTCCTAGCAGTCTTTAAAGTGCCAAAGTCTATTCTTGGTTTAACAGAAGACGTTAATAGAGCTAACGCCGAAGCAACTAATTTAGCTTTCATGGAACGTGTTATTACTCCTCGAATGAGAAAGATAGTTGAAACTTTAAATGAATTCTTAATTCCTATGTATGGTGATTCTACTTTGTTCTTAGATTTTACTGATCCAGCACCAGAGAATGTAGAAATGAAGTTAAAGTATTATGAGAATGGTTTAAAGTTTGGTTGGTTAACACCTAACGAAGTTCGAGCAGAAGAAAATAGAGAGCCAGTTGAAGGTGGAGATGAATTACCTAAGATGGGTGGAACTATGCCTGAAGTACCTGATGAAGATAATGATAAAGATAAAGATGAAGATAACGATAAGGATAAAGATAAGGATGAAGAAAAGAAAGGAATATTAGGTTTGTTCAGTAAGAAAACTACTAAGACAGTTAAAAAGATATGGGTTCCAAGAAAATTAGAACCAAAGCCTATTAAACATATGATAAAGATTCCTGTTAAGAAAATAGAAGCTATAGAGAGAGAAAAATTAAAGAGTGAATTAGCTCCAAAGATTTCTAAGATGATTGGTGAATTATTAACTAATCAAGGTATTAATAACTTAGGAGTAAAGAAAGCAGTTAAAAATGATAAAGCTATTTGGAGTGAAAAAAGAAAAGATATTCATTGGAGAGCATTTATTGAAAAAGCCGAGATAGGTGAAAACGCATTAAGATTATTATCAATCGATTTATTTAGAGATCAAGAGAAACTAGTTTTAACTTCACTGCATCATAATGTAAAGAATTGGGTAGCCTCAAGACGAAAAGGTTTAGAGAGTTCAGTTTTACCCAGTCTTGCCGAAATGAATAAACTCTGGTTACAAGCATGGAAAGAAGCAACTAAAGTTTTATATATAAGAACAGGGCTAGATACATTGGATGAATTAGGAGTAGCTGGAGATATTGATTTAACTACTGATACCGCTACTGCTTACCTAAATGATTATAGTGCCACTATGGTTAAGGGAGTTAATAAGACAACTAGAGATAGTTTAAGAAAAACATTAGCAGAAGGATTTAAAGAAGGTGAAGGAATAGATAAACTTACTAAAAGAGTAAAAGGTGTATTCAAAGTAGCCACTACTTCTAGAGCTACTATGATTGCTAGAACTGAATCATTAAGAGCCGCTAACGCCGCTACTGTAGAGGCTTATAGACAATCCCATGTTGTTGAAGCAAAAGAATGGTTAGCTGAAAGGGATGATAGAACTTGTCCTTTCTGTGAGGAAATGGATGGAAAGACTATTGGACTAAGTGATAGCTATCACAATTTAGGGGATAGTATGGATGTTGGTGATAATCATATAGATTTTGATTATGTAGATGTTGATGAACCACCACTTCATTCTAATTGTCGTTGTACAGTAATCCCAGTATTAAAGAGTTAAAAAGGTTGAAAAAAAACATTTGACAAAGCCCTATTCACAGTCCATAATTAAGTTAATATGAACAACAGTTATTATATTTTAACTAAATTCGACGACAATTCTCAAAAGAAAGTAAAACTTTGGGATAATGGTGATGGTACTTTTAGTACTCAAGAAAGACGAGCTGTTGATGTTGGTGTTTCCCCAGCAGGTGTTGGTGCAGGAATTGTTGCTCCATGGCCTACTACTAGACAAGGTATTCCTTTTATGGTGGGTGGACATCCTAATATTCAAACAAAAAATTTCCAAATTACTGCCGCAGAAGGTGGTCAAGTAGGAACTGCTATTGTTGCCGGTGCAGTTGGAAAGTCTATTATTGTAACTAAAATAACTGTTAACACTGCTAATACAAATAGTGGTGATACTTCAGTTCGAATTGGTTTTGGGGAATCAGCAACACCAAACCCAGACGATTTACAAGTTCTCTTTTATCAATCAGCTATGGACGCTTCTCAATCACAAAGTGAAGGTAGTGGTGCCGGTGTTATTGGAATTGGTGCTGAAAATGAATCATTAAGATTATCTTGTACTTCTCCAACAGGTGGAGATTTAAACATAGTCGTAACTTATTGGATAGCTCCAATCGGTGCTTATGGAAGTCCTAGTGTTTCTCCATCCCCTTCAATTAGTCCATCTGAATCTCCAAGTGTAAGCCCATCTGAATCCCCATCAGTAAGTCCTTCAGTAAGTCCTTCATCTAGTGAAAGCTCATCTGAAAGTAGTTCTGTTTCCCCATCTGAATCCTCATCTGTAAGTTCATCTAGTAGTTCATCTGAATCTCCTAGTGTGTCAGCAAGTGAAAGTTCTTCAGTAAGTGAATCCTCATCTGTATCTAATTCTGCTAGTGCCTCTGTAAGTCCTTCAGAAAGCCCTTCAGTAAGTAATAGTGAATCTGCTTCAGCAAGTTCAAGTGTAAGTAATTCAGAAAGTCCTAGTGTAAGTAACTCTGAATCTGCTTCATCAAGTCCTAGTTCATCAGTAAGCCCATCAGAAAGTGCTAGTGTAAGCTCATCAGGTAGTGCTTCATTAAGTCCATCATCTAGTACTAGTCCATCAACTAGTGTAAGTAATTCAACAAGCCCATCACCAAGTGAAAGTGCTTCAGAAAGTGCTAGCCCTTCAGAAGGCTAATAAATAACCTCTTGTAAAGTTCTAATCGATACGTTAGTATTAAATATCTTAATCAAAAGAAAACCTTATAAACTCTTATGATTAAAAAATAGAATATGCTAACAGTAATAATTCCTTCAAGAAATGAAATGTTTTTATCAAAAACTATTGAGGATATATTAAAGAAATCTAGAGGTGAAATCGAAATTATAGTTGTACTAGATGGATACTGGCCTATTGAAACTAAAAGAGAGCTATGGACAACCCCCGCAATAATAGAAGATGAAAGAGTAACTTATTTACATTTTGGAGAACCTAGAGGTTTAAGAGTAGCTATAAATGCTGGTGTTGCTATTGCTAAAGGTGATTATATTATGAAAGCAGATGGTCATTGTTTATTTGATGAAGGCTTCGATGTTAAATTAGCAGAAGATTGTGAAGATAATTGGGTAGTTATTCCAAGACGTTATTCACTAGACCCAGAGAATTGGAAGATTGATGATACTAGACCAATAAGAGATTATCATTATATGTGTTACCCCGATCCTAATAAAGCCCACGATGTAGGTATGCACGGGGTTGAATGGCCAGAAAGAACAAAAGAAAGGTCTGATCCAAAATACGACATTGATGACAATATGAGTTTTCAAGGTAGCTGTTGGTTTATGAAAAAGACTTGGTTTGAGAATTGTATTAGAGGAATGGATGAAAATCCTATATTTGCTAAATGGGCACAAGAACCTACAGAGATTGGTTGTAAGACTTGGTTAGGTGGTGGAGCTGTTAAAGTAAACAAAAAAACATATTATGCTCATCTTCATAAGGGTAAAACTTATGGACGTGGTTATAAAATGGATGAAGCTGGAGTAATTGCTGGACATAAATACGCTGCTCAATATTGGATGAATAATAAATGGGAATATAGCACCCGTGATATAAATTGGTTGATTGAAAAGTTTATGCCAGTCCCAACTTGGCCAGAAGATAGAAAAAAGTGGATAGCGCCATGATAATATCTCAAACCCCACTTAGATTAAGTTTCTTAGGAGGTAATACAGATTTTAAATCTTATTACTCTAAGCATGGAGGTTTAGTAGTATCTACTGCTATTGATAAATATATTTACTGTATTGTTAAGGCTAGGTTCGATGACTTAATTAAAATTAAGTA